GATGGGGTGAGCAGGCGCCCGGGGGTCGGGCGTGGGGGGGGTGCCGCCCCGGCGTGCCCGTCAGGCCCGGTGATCTGGTTGATGATGTGCCGGAGCGTTTTGAAGATGTCCTCGTAGAGGATGACTTCTGCCATTTACCAGCCTCCTACAGCCTTGGAGAGAGAGGCATGTTTGCGCTCTTCTCTGATTCCGGCTGCGCCTGCGGGGTAGACGCGGGCCACGGCGGTTTTGGCTCCTACATGCACGCTGTGCTTGTAGTTCGCTCCGGCGCGGGCTTGGATTGCTGCGGCGTGCTCGTCAAGCAATGCCTGCATTTCGGGCGAAGTACGTAGTGCGTAGAACCCCGGTAGGTGCAGCTTCACTTTGGTTTTTTCTGCCATTGTTTAGCCTTCTACTCGGAGGAGGTTGATACGCACTGCGTTCTTGAACCCGAACGGACCGGTCGAGTAGTCTTCCGGGTGCCCTACGACTTCGAACATCCCCGCTCCGGGGAGTAGTATCCTGTCACCTGGTGAGGCGAAGGGTTCGGGGGCGTATAGGTCGTAGTCACGGCGGATGCCGGTGTCCAAATCGCGCATGAGCTGGTCGGCGCCTACTGGTGCCCAGCCGTACACGGCGACTTCGATTGGGTCGCCCCAGGCTTGGGGCTGAGCACCCCAACTGTCCTCCGTGTACTCCTCCAGAGGCATATGGCGTACTGTATGCGAGGTGGTGAGCCAATACACTAGTGCACCACCTGCTCATCGAGCAGGTCATAGACGAATGCTTTCTGAGAGCCCACCTTCAAAAGCTTCTTCTCTGCTTTAGTCAGGAAGAGAGCTCCGTTAGGGTTGCTGAAACTCACCTGCTGGTTGTACGGTCCTGCAGTCTGGGAAATACTGGAGGCACCGTCGGGGTAGGCTGATGCTGCCATGCCACGCTTGACCATGGCGCAGGCAACCATTCGCAGCACATATTCGTCCAGCTCCGCCCAGTGGGGAGCCGAGGCACGGATAAGTGCCCCAGCATCCTCCAGAAGCACCTGGGCGGTTGCATCCGAGCCAAGAGGCATATCAGACCAGCGAGCGCGTAGGTCTTCCGCAAGCACGAGCGGGTAGCCGTTGTCCATGCTAGCCATCTACGTCTCCTTACTTGATGGTGTACTTAACGAATGCATCCTTGTCATGCAGCAGCCAGCCGTATTCTGCCTCGACACGCAGGGCAACCAGGTTGTTCTCCCAGAGGGAGGTCAGCTGACCGTTGATGGTGACGGTTGCTTCAGTGGAGACGTCGTAGGAGATGCCGCCTACGGTGCCCCAGATTGCCTTGGAGAAGTCACCGCCGAAGCCGACGACGTTGCCTACGCCGACACCGTTACGCACACCCTTTGCGAAGAGAGCAGGACGGGAGAGCACGCTACCGGAGCGTACCGGGGAGGCGGTGTCCTGGGTCGGTGCGGAGATGAACAGGGGGCGGCCGGTGGTGTCTACGCTGGTGTTGAGCTTGGGCTCTGCGTAGGGGTCGAACAGGAAGCCGGTCAGTTCCTTGTCGTCCTTGACCAGCAGGTCCAAACCAGAGTTCAGGTCGGCAAACATGCCGCCCTTGTTATCTGCTGCGGTGCCCAAAGCAACGGTCTTGCCAGTGTTGGTCAGTGCCTGGTTTGCACCGAAGGGGCTGTTGGTGCCGTGCAGTACTGCGGCATCGAAGGCCTCTGCAATTGCTTCGGCGACCTGGTCACGGACCAGGGACATGAAGTTGCCGGGGTTAGAGCGGACAACCTCTGCGGAGACCGGGACGATTGCCGCGATCTTCATGGGCTTCATGGTCTTCAGACCCAGACCTGCGTTGGTAGATTCCTTCTTTGCGCCTTCAGCAACCCACTTCGCGGTTGCCTTGGAGGTGACAACGGGCACCTCGATACCGGAGGCACCAAGGGGTACCTGTCGCACCATCTGCTGGACAGCAGAGACGCGCTTGATGTCTTCGAAGTAGGCTTCTGCCATCTCGGGCTTGAGGAAGCCGGAGAAATCGGTGGTGGTGACTGCCTTAGTGACGGCCATGGTCACCCTCCTTTCACATTTTTTGTGTCTATAGTTCTTACAAACCCAGAGCCTTACGGAATGCTTCTGCGATTCCGTCGCTGTTCAGTGCCATGTTCTGGGGTTCAGCAGCACCGGTCACAACAACACGAGCCGGTTCTGCTGCGGGGGTCTGGATAAGCTCCGAAAGCTGCTTAGCGTGTGCATTCAGCTCCTCTTCGGTGTCTCCACGCAGGGCGTCGGCGGGGACACCATACTCAGAGGCGGCCGAAGCTCGCCACGCACGCACCTGGTTCTCATGCTCCACAGCACTCAGCCGAGCCTCTGCGGTCTCTGCACGCTCAACGAGCTTGTCCCAGCCGGCAACACGCTCCTTGAGTTCCGCATAATCGGAGTACTTCGCACGCTCACGCACCAAACGAGCGTTGAGCACCTTATTCAGCTGCGCCTGGCTGGTAATAGGCTCAAAGCCGTTACCGGGCTCTGCCGGTGCCTCTACGCCCTCCTGAGTAGCGCTCTTAGGCTCTGCGACCTCAGCAGGTGCGCTATTTTCTTCACTCATACAAACCTCCAAAAAGGGGTAAACCAAAACCCCGCACACGAGAACCGTGCACGGGGTTTTGTCAATGGATCATCACCGGGCATTTCACCACCGCCCGTACAGTGGAAAACTCAAAAAAGGGTACACAAAAAGCCCCGTGCACGAACACCGTGCACAGGGCCTTGCCACACCTAAAATCTAGCGGTCGAGAAAGTCTATATGTTCCTCGTAGTCGAAGTCTTCAGTAGCCAGTTTCTGAATGGAAGTTAAAATGTCTTCCGGGATAATCCCTAAGTTTGCCTTCTCTAAAACATCTTTCGGCATCGACAACCCAGCTTCTACACAATCAGCAGCGGAGCACGACAAAGACATTTCCCACTCCCCCACGGCGTCAAAGTGAGTAGCCCACTTATCTTTGCGCACAATAGGGAGAGAAACCATGTATCCAGAAAGGACCTTAGCTTCTTCCCAATCTAGCATATACATTCACGCCCAGACTACCTAAACGGATAAATCGATTCGACCTTCAGTTTATCATCTTCTTTACTTACAGCAACTAAGATTTTTCCTATTCTGGGTATTTCTTTCGTGATTACGTACGTCTCGGGAAATCTCCCGGGTTCCCATTCAGACCTAGGAGTTTGAACTACACCTAACAGAAGAATAGCTATATCCCCAGGATCTAACGTGCCAAATGTAGTAGGAGCGTTCCCACCTTCACCATGACGAGCCAAAATATGTTGCCACTGCCCAGGCCTCAACAACTCCAAATACTCAGGCCACCCTGACGAATAGTCCCGCAGCACCTTAGGCATCTGAACGCTCTCACCACGCCCACGGTTATACATCTCCCGCCATGACGAAGCCACCTCTGCCAACGAGGGCGAATACCCATGCTTACCCTGCTTACGAGCAACCACAGCATCACGAGCAGCCTCATACTGGGCGTGCAATGCATCGGGGTCATACCCGGCAATCTTCGGAGTCTTCTTCCCCCACGCAGGCACAATCTGGCAGTCACAATCAGCATGCCACTGTCGAGCAGCACCCGCCGACTGGGCATCCAGATACACCCACCCGCGAGATGCCAGCATCAAGCACCATGCGCAGGTTTGACCATGAGGCACACGAGCCCAGCGGGGCTTCTTCGGGTCAGAATCAGCAGCGTGAACAATACTCTCACGCCCCAGCTTCTTCACCAAACGGTCAAGAACCCCATTCAAAGACTTAAGAGCCTTATCCAGGTCCTCACCTCTCATTAGCTCTCCCAATGCCCACCGGGTCGAAGCGTTCACCACATCATCGGGCATCTGGTCAGGAAGAGCCGGCTGGAATCCGTCATCAAGCCCCACAGCCTCAGCACGCACCGCAAGATACCAACCCAGTGACTCCACCGCGGCAGCGTCTCCATAGTCAGAGACCAGCCCGTACATGCTCTCCAGCATGACCTCACGCTTCACCTCATCCGGGGTATCGATAAGGGCTTGGGCAATCTCTGCCAGATCGCGGCGCGCACCGTTCACAATCTCATTGAGCGTATCCGCAAGTACAGATACATCAGTACGCGCCACCATAGAATCACTCCTTTACAAGCTCTTCTACCTCACCTGGGCCAGCCGCCTCTTCGGGCTTAGATTGACGAGAAGACACCAGCTGCGCGATGGTCTGAGAAGCCTGCGCACGACGTTTATCCGCCCACAGACGTTGGATGCTCGCGTCGTCATACCCAAGCTTCTCCAGGATGACCTGAGACTCAGCCAGCCACGGCATAACCTGCACCTGCTTCAGCACAGCGTCTGCAGCCGCCGAATCCGACACATGCACCGTCGGGGCAAACCACGGCTCTACCAGAGACACGCCCTCAGTAGAGCCCTCCCGCAAAGCAACAGACAGCAACGCCACCTGCCGCAGAGACTGCTTGAACCCACGAATCGCGCGTTCAGCCGCCAAACGCAAAGGATCACGCTGAGACTGAATCGCCGAGTCACTCGACGGATTATCCGAGGGGAAACCCAACTCATCGAGCGGAATCTGAGACTCCGCAGCCAGCAAAGACGCCCACTGACGCAACTGGTCAGTATGCGGCTGCATGCTAATCTGCGGGAACTGCCCCACGGTCGGAACTTCGCCTTCTTCATCCCCACTGATAGTC